GTGCCTTCGATAGTGTCCACGACATACATATTATCTGGGTCAATGCCGAGTACTGAGCCCGTGCCGTCCACGTACATGAGGATATGTTCTCGTCCGAATACGACGAAGGTGGCACCGAACGCTGCGAGTCCGTATACTTCGTCAGTTCCTTGAGTCCAGGCATTGGACGTGTCGATGCTTCCCGTAGTAGCGCCGGTCCAATCCGTACCGTCAAGGAGTCCGGAATAGTCAATAGCATTAGAAGCATCACGACCGGCCCACAGGCGTCCGTATGCCGAAAGTAGGGTACCATTAGTAACGAATGAGTCTGTGATCTGGGTGAAGGTACCAGTTCCAGTGTACTCCCACACCTTATGACCGCTGGCGGTGGCGTAGACGTTGCCATTGAAGTTGACGAACTTCCAGTCTGTCGTAGTGGTGCTGAGATCGCCAGTAATGTCAGACCACGTTGCACCATCATCCGTGCTTTCCCAAACATTGAAATCGTCCCCCATGGCGATTAGTGTGGTAACGCCCGAGTAGTTCAGGTACTCATGTAGTACCCGTACCGAAGGCGTAGCGGTTATTGGAGTAGTCGTAAGTACGCTGTACCCCTTGCGCAAGGCAATGCGTCCGTACCGGTCGTACACAGCGTTCTCTAGCGCCGTAGCCCAGGTAGTGTCCTGCACGCCGATAGCCGCGGGAAGCTCAGTATTGAGCCCACTGAACCCAGGACCCATGAGACCCTGTGTCTGTACCGGCGTTCTCTGTTTGCGCTTCTGTCTAGGCATTATCGAGAGAAGTAGTCGTAGGTTTCTGGTATCAGGGTGTTGTCGTGCTCGTAGCTCTCACGGGCTACCTGTGCACCGTAGGCCTTCTCATACTGCTCCCACCATCGGGTAGCATCCATGCCTAGCTCTTCCCCTCTCTCCTCACACGCGATAGCGGTAGCGGCGAGAACGACGGGACGCCAGGGGATAGTGAGCTCCGTAGCGGCCAGGGCAAGATCATCCTGCGGATTCTTGACGTAGACCTTGTAGTTCCTCACACCGGCAGGGGCGTACGGGAAGTGTACAATGACTCCCTCGGTGGAGGGGTAAACTGCTATCTGGCTTGGAATAGCCACGTCTGTCGTGCTCAGGGTTTCTGCTCTCTCAGCATACTCCCTGCTGACCTCAGACAGTTGAAATTCGTTGTCCGTCACGTCGAACGCCATAAGGCGGTACGTCTTCTTGTCACGGATAGGGGCGCAGCGATCGGTAGCATTCGGCGTACCGGCTGTGCTGAGCTCGTAGGTGTGCTGGGAAGCAACGGAGTTAAACGTCATTGCTGTTATCAGCGTGTCGTTCTCCCAGTCATCTTCGATCATCCGCTTAGCCTCGTTGATGGCCTGCTGGATGAAGATCTGGTCCGCGGTAGTATCCAGGGCGGTCCAGGTAGTACCCGTAGACCGCCGCAGATTCTTACCTACCTCGTTAGTCAGTTCGAGGAACGTCTTCGCCATTCTTCTCTGCCTCTTTTGCGATCAGTCCCTCAAGCTTCTGGCACAGGACCACCAGTACGGTAGCTTCCTGTGAGCCGTTGACCTGCACGCGGTCAAGCAGTTTGCGAAGGTTGCTGAGATCGTTTACGTTAAGTTCTAGTTCCATAGGTTCCCCCTTAGGTTTCGTAGAAGTTAGGTGACTTGTTCTTAGTCCCTACGTCGGTACTCTGGTAGTGAACGTCTGCGAGTAGCAGGTAAATCTCATCGCTGTTATCGGTACCACCATTCGTAATTCTGGTGACCTTGACAAAGAGAATACCGTCCGCTTCCATAGTAATAGTCTGTGCGGCTGTCTCCGTAACGTAGTGCTGGTACTGTGTACCTCCGACAGTCTGAGTAGCGGTGACTGTCGTTGTGCTACCTAAAGGAAAGGCTGCTTGGTCGTGTCCGTGGGCGTAGGCATATTCAAATTCCCACACAACGTCATTTGTATCGGTCCCATCCGGCATCCAGTGAGCATGTAAGTAAATGTCGCTACCGGGTACGTAGTCATGAGGGATATGGTACTTGACCCAGACCTCATCATTTACGTCGAAGTTATGAGCAAAGAATCCAGTTGAAAGGATCTGTTCAAAAGGAGGGGCCGTTGCTCCACCAATCTCTACAAAGATCTGACCAATCAGGTCGTGCCAGGGGTAGGTAGGAGTAGATCCTACTTGGATACCAAACCCAGTCTCTCCAGGGATCCTGATAAGCCCGCTGAAGTCCGCCCCGACGTTCGGGGTGAGCTTCAGCATGTCGGTCTCTACCTGGCCTGCACCTGCGTTGTAGGCTCCGCGGAAGAGAACAGTCTCATCGTCCGTGGTGTTCTGCCAGATAATGTCTGGAGCAGTACGTGCGATGCTAAACCTAGCTCCCTGGATCGAACCAGAGACGCTGAGGTTACCACCGGTGCTGAGAGAGGTACCGGAGATCGATGTACCGGATAGATTCCCCAGCACGTTGAGGTCATCTGCTGCGGTTAGTACCCCTGCGATCTCAGCGTTACCACCTACGACCAGATCCCCTGAGGGAGAGAGGTCACCTATAACCAGGCCACCGGTGGCAGTGATAGCCCCGGTAACTCCGAGGGTACCACCGACTGTACCGTTACCAGAAAAAGAAAAGGCGCTACCAGTGAGGGTACCGGTAACGCCTAGCGTCGTGCCTATAGTGGCAGAGGCCGTTACCGCGAGGGAGTCTGCCGTAAGCGCACCGCCTACGACCAACGTCCCGTCTATCTCTCCATTCCCTCCTATGTCGAGATCGCCGGTAGCGGCTATGTCGGAGCCTGCTGTGATCCCCGCGGACAGTACGATATTGTTGACTGTCAGGGAACCGGAGATAGTGTAGTCCCCGGTAAGGCTCTTAGTGTTTACCCACAGACCCGTGCCTAGATCGTAGGCAATCAGGTCATCATCTGCGGGATTTGCGAGGCTGAAGTTGCTAATGTCCGTCAACGACACAGCGCCCTTCAGGGGCTTGCTACGTCTATTGAATCCGGGCATCCGCTACTCCTACCAGAAATAAGGGCCTCCCCCGAAGGGGAGGCTTTGGCTTAGGCCGGTACGATGAACGGGATAACGTTCGTAGAGCGTACTTCCTTGACACCGTAGATGGTGTGCCATGTGAGCTGAGTTGCGAGGAACTCGCTCAGGAACGCCTGTACGGCTTCGATGCGCTGTTGCTCAACGAGGACGAAGGCGGCTTTGTGCAGGAGCATACCTGCGCGCTGGTCGTTCGAGGACGCAGCGTCAAGCACGTTCGGGCAACCAGAGGTCACGTAGACCGGGGCACCGTAGAGGTCACCCATCAGGCCTGTGCGAATCACGTTGCCACCACCAGCTTCGCCTGTGAAGGCTTGCTCGGTGAAGCGTGCGATACCGCGGAGGCTCTCCAGTTCAACCGGAGGAATAACAAACGCACGACCTTCCATCGGTACGTTGTTGTCATCCATCGTGCGGAGCATCCGGCGGATACCGGCGTCTGCCAGAGCGGCAGCGTTACCAGCGTTCGTGTTAGCCGTCTCATCCCAGGCAGTCGTGCCGTCAGAGCCAATCACGGCGTCGCCGTACTCAGCACCAGGAACGTCGCCACCAACCGCAACAGCCGTCGGAGACGTGTTACGAGCCAGAAGGTGGAGATCCCAGTCGATCTTGCGAGAGATCGCGTAGCCAGCGTCGTCTACGTAAGCCCGACGCATGGAGGGCATGGCCTGAACTTCAGCAAACTTCTCAATCAACACCGTGTATTCGATGTGCTTGTCGATGCTTACGTCAGTCAGCGTGGAGTTGGTCACGTTCGGCGTTACGACGCTCTCAGCGGCCTTCGTGTTCGCGGAACCGCGTACGAAAGTCGGAACGTGGATGGTGTCACCGTACTGGCCTACGAAGTTCCAGCGTGTGACGAGGCCTGCGAGGATCCGCGAGGCTTTGTAGGGGGCAATAACTTCGTTGCTCCACTGCTCCGGGACGAAGCTAGCCGCTTCGCCAGAGGTTGTGGAAGCAATAAAGTCACCAGTGGTGTAGGCTGTAGCCATAACTTTATTTCCTTAAAAAGGGGGGTTTATAAATCGTCTAGCACCCTTCCTTCTGCACGAGCCTCATTGATCTTACGTTGCGTGTCGTTGGCCCAGTAGAGGTCAGGCTGTTCGGCTTGCATTCGGTTCAACGCTGCTTGCGAGTAGGTGGGCTTGTGAGAGCCGCCAACGTCGCCAGAGGAACCTGTGGTTACCATCTGTGGTGCTTGTTTGGTTGGCTCTTGAGACACGGCTTCCTGTGAAGCGGTCTCGTTATTGGGCGTGGCTTGTCCCTGCGGCTGAAAGGACTTGAAGTCCTCATACAGGTCCCAGAGTTCTTCCGCGGCTCCGTAGTCGATCGCATCACGGTCAGCAAATGCGCGTTGGGCTAAGCCCTGGCGTACCTGCGAGCGTTGTACGAAGTCCACGAAAGCGGGGTCTTCTAGGTCTGTCTGGGCCGTAGGGTAGCGGCGTCCAAAGTCGATAGCGGCTGCTTGCTGCTCAAGACGGGCGAGACGATTTTCTTGTTCTCTCGTTTCGCGCTGCACAGTCTTGCTTACCGCGTCTCTGGGGTTGATAATGAAAGCGTTGTCATCCAACTCTTCCTCAGTACCAACGTCCACACGGCTATCATGATTGCCCTCACGGAGTCGGAGTGCGGTCTCAACCTGGCCTTGTAGTGTTCCTACTTGGTTTCGGAGAGTACCTAGCTCCTGTCCTTGACGACCGATATGGCTGTCCTGGTTTACAACAACGTCGAGAAGCTCTCTTGCGCTTTTGCCGCGGTACTTCTCCGGTACGTCGTCACCTAGTAAGCCTTCCGGCTCTCGATTCTGCGGGGGTGCTGCTGCTAGGGCCTGTTCTAAAGCGCCCGTGTTTTGCGGTAGCTGTCCGTTATCATCGAGTTCGTCAACGATCTGTGCTGGCATTTCTTCCTCCCGGATGCGCCCCTGCCAAGGGGTTGTGCAAAGTTATAGCAGTTCGTGGGTGTGGGAACTTAGTCGTACGTGCCGTGACGCTCAAAGTTCCGCTTTTCGATTCTCTGCTTTTGTGCCCGCATTTTCTGCCACTTGTCGATAGACGTATTCATGGCGTCTGAAGAGGATTCTCCATTCGCAACGCTACCGATGTAGTCAATGTGCGGGGCTCCGATTATCGCGTTCATGGCTGGACTGCCGCAATCGGGGCAAGTCAGGGAGGCTATTTCCTGCTTGTTTACCCAATGTTCGGTAATCGAGTCACAATCGCCACAGCGGAAATCACGGATAATTCGAGACACGGCCTAGGCGCTCCAATCGTCCGGTGACTCCGGGTCTTCGTAGCCAAGACCGGCGTCCTGCGTGATTTGACCTGTCTGGAGAAGAAACTCCAGGTGGATCGCGTCAGGCAGATACTCAAATACGTCGTAGTAGGCTTTGAGAGCCCCTTGGACGTTTCCGAGCTGTTGCTCTCCCACCACCGAATGGTAGCTGTTCTGGAGAGCTTCGATACGGGGCTCATACCTTTTGATGAGATCCCGCCAGACAGGACCGTGGAAGAATTCTTGCCACCGGTCGTACTGTTTCAGTTGGTCGGCTGTCAGGAGTGCCCTGTCAACCTTTATGTTACGTTGCTCCGTTAGAGCCGTTATCAGATCCATTACTATCCCCCTTTTGACCTTCTTGCAGCACCTTAATCATACTTACATCGACCTGGCGTGCAAACTGGCGTACTTCCTCAATTTCCTTCATCAAGCGGGCTACTTCCATGTCCGCCTTAGTCGCTTCGATCGCCCCGTTATTGGCCATTTCCTGGATCTTGGCAATGTTCAACATGATATCGGATTCAAGCTTCTTGATATCCATCACTGCCTTAGCGATACCAACGTGCTCTTGCTGTGCCTTCGCTTCGTTGGTGGTAACCTCAGCTTCCGCGGATCGCATCTGGATCTCTTGGAGCTTCTGTTGCATCGGATCCGGCTGGCTATCAGCCTGTAGGGCTTGGATTAGCTCCGCCTTGTAGGGGCTTGAGCTATTGTCGAAGATGGCCTTAACCAGTACTGCCTGCGTCTGCGGCTTGTCCGGTACCATCTGAAGGATGTTCGTCATTTGCCCCTGTTCAATCTCCCTGGCAACGATGCCGAGGGTGGAGGCAATGCGGAACTGTACGTCTGTTGGGTACCGAGCTCGGTCGAAGTCCATTCGCCGCCAGATAACCTTTTGAATCAGCGGATCCAGGAAGTTATTCGTGATCGAACGGAGGGCTCGCTTGCTTCGCTTAACGAAGGTACCTGCAATGAGGCTTGTTCCCGTAGCTGTCTCGTTGCGGCGATTTTCAGCGAGAGGAGTCGCCGTGTCCATCGCACCGGTTCCCATCTGGACCATACGCTCCATTTCAGAGGTTTGCGAAAAGCTCGCAGGGTCAAGATTCGGAAACTGTACAGGAAAGAGTGCATCTTTGGGGTTACTGTTGGTGAGCCAGACTTTACCCGGGCGTACCCGGAGGTCGAAGCCGCGAGGCAGCGCGGTCTGGTCTGCACCAAGCATGGGGTTGGCGATCAGCGCCATAACGTCCATGCGGGTACGGATCTCGGCATCTAGTGCCTTCTGAGGGTTGTAGCCCTTCTCCATTACGCCCCGGCCCCAGAAGCGGCCTGGTACGCGCTCAAACGGCGCAGCAACGATGGAACGGTCCTTCATCAGGAAGTTGTTCTCTACTGCGCGTGCCACGTACTTCTTGTCGAAGATAGTGACGATGGCCTCTACCATTTCCCCATCTTGGTCGAGCTCGCCGCTGACGGCGGTATCGTCCACGATTGCTGCGGCTAGGGGGTCGTCCTCCACGATTTTCGGAGCATTGTCCGGCAGGAGGCTTTTCGGTACGAGACCGTGGTACTCTGTGACGAGTACCTGATTCGGGCTGGACGCGATAAGTGCCTCGGGATCTCCGAGGGTTAGCTTGTCCTGGTCATGGTTCGGGACGGCACTGGTACTGTTAGCGTACGTCCGTCCGTAATCTTGCGAGAGCAGCCAGGCACGGGGCTTGGTAACCTCGTGTACGATTCCCAGCATATCATCGACATGCTCTGCGTCGGGGTCAGGAATCAACTCCATCGGCGGTATCGGTACCACCTTGACGGCGAAACGCGGCTCTTGGTCTACCGTCTGCTCCCCAGTCTCCGGGTCCACGCGGACCACCGGTACGCTCTTGGGTTCGACCACAACCTTAGCAGCTAGGGTACCCCAGAGGCCTCCGTGCGTATAGCACGAGTGTATGGCCTCCGGTACCTTATCCATTGCCATGTCGTCAATGAGGACGCGGCGCATACCGTGTATGTCGCTGTGATCCGGGTCGCCAGCGTCATCGATTACGTCTACCCAGGCATCACGACCAAAGGTAGCCTCTTCGAGCTCGGCAACCGTCATTTCCAACGCCTGCGCTAGGGCAGGGGAAACGAGCTTAGACCGCTCTGTGGAGCGTGTCTTGTCCTCACTGATATGGCGACCGCGCCAGAGACGGTAGTACTCACCCCAAACCTTCTCGTAGGTCTGGTCCCGATCATCCCGCCACCGGTCCACTCGCTCCATCACCCAACCGGCCAGATCCCCACCCTTCGGGTTGGCACCCGAGTTTACTTGGGTGTTCGTGTCGCGGTTGTCGGCCAAAGAGCCTACGAGTGTCGGCATATTAGAGTCCTACTAGGTCGTCTTCGGGTTGCCACTGATCCTGCTTCTCAGGCTTGTACTCCCAGAAAGGAGTCTTACCTAGCTGGTCGGCGTAGGAAAGGGCATCGATGAGGTCATCCGGTGTTGAAGGTGCCGGAAAGTCACTCGCTTGCTTGATTAGGGTTTGGATCCACTGGGGTCGGTCTTGCGGGGCTGTGAGCTCGGAACAGTTGAGGGTAATTCGGCCACGCTGGAGTCGTCCCTCCAGAGCTGCCATAACTCTGTCCTCTTTATGTTGATTGCCGTGAGTAAGCGGCTCAACCTTCCTGAACTGACCAAATTGCGCCATAATATCGTTGATGTATGGCCATAGTGCGTTGTAGAGCGAGCCTTTCTCGACTCCGATACGCACTGCATCACAACTGCGCCCTGCTCGTATGATGCGAAGAGCCGTCTCACGGGTGTCCCAGCGCCCATACTGAATCTCCTTGACCCACCACCCTTTCGAGTGGATCTTGACGATGGCTATAGCCGTGTCATCCCGGCGTTCCTTCATCTTCTTATTCGACGGGGAGGGGGTGAATCCACCGAGGTCCACTGCTACAACGTAGTACCCATCGTGCGGTTCGTTCGGAGAGAAACTCCACCAATCCGGGTGGAGGTAGTTGCCGCCTTCTGCCAGGATCTCAGCCTCTAGCTCCTCCCTCATGCGCTCGTAGCTCATGTTGGCGGCTATGGCCTTGATGGCTCCCTCATCCAGCCAGGGGTTGGTAGAGGAGGCGAACTGGAAGCCTTCCCAGAGGGGAAACCCGTATTCTTCATCTACCGGGTTGTTGTAGGCGTATTCGAGCAGATCGCCAAAGTGGGGACGCCCCCGCTTCGGAGTACCGATGAAGAGGACGGTACCATTGGTCTTCATCACACTGGGGCCGGTAATTACGTCCCAGGCGGAGGGGTCCAT